ACGACAAGACACTGGATTCCCGTGTTACGGCGTTGGTCTTTACCCAATTGGTCGGGTTCACGCTCTTTGGTGTCGTGCAAACGTTACAGGTTATTGGTTGGACCCAAAAGCGAGGCTCATCTCTGCAAGCACCGTACATGCAGTTCGAAAAAGCGTACATTGTTCTTTCGTTCGTGGCGAAATGTGCTTTAGGATTTTCAGTGGCTCGCTTGTTGAACTGAGGCCGCTCAGACGGATCGTCGGAGGAAATAGAATAAATGGAATTGCATAAAAGTTATTTGGCTTTATTACCGGCGGTGAAAGAAGTGTATACACTCATTTCCTTGGTGCCTCAATCGAAACATGTCGTGTTCGATATTGATGATACCATCATTTTTGACGATTACCGAGGCTCCATGAACCACCAAATTGTGTCTTTACTCAAAATTCTGCAGGATCGCGGTTACAAGATTCATTTGGTCACGGCACGGCATGCCGATATGCGGTCCGAAACGGAACGGGAACTCAAAGGCAAAGGCATCAAATATGATACGCTCGCGTTGTGTCCCGGGGCAACACGCATGGCGGCCGAAGCCCCGAACGGCATGGCGATCATTGCCGAATGGAAATACAGTGAACGTGAAAAACATAAACCGGTTCTGTCGATCGGTGATCAGTGGGGTGACATGGTCCGTCTCACCCAGGACGAAGACATTGATCTTTTGGACAAGAAACATAATACGAAAGAATTTCCTTGGCACATTGTCAAACCGAACGACGGAGTCACGACCTACGGACTAAAACTTATGGCCCCTAAATAATAAATGTTTGACGATTTCCCTGTGGATATACCGATTGATGAAAAATTATTATCCATGAACCTGCAGTACACGTTTATGGAAGGTCCTACCCAAATTGCTTCTACCGAAAAAGATTCGTTTCATGACGCGGCAACGATTGTTTATGACGAATTAATGTATACCAAACCGGAAGAAGAAGGTATCGTCGAACCCAAAGCCTTAGACACAACTCAAAAATGGCTTCTTGGGGTGGGTATTGCCGTCGGTGTTCTGATCCTCTTCGCGATGTACATGGCCATGAACCGTCGACGTAACAAATAAATGAACACTAATCTTTCATGGTCGGAACTTGTAGCGGGTTCAATCGAAGAATCGCAAAATCAAATTTGGTGGAATGGTCTATTTTTTATTCTCCTTGTCGGATCTTTCGTTGGTCTTGTCATGTTAATGAATCGTAATCCTCGTGCCGTACCGAGCAAGGTCGTTCGTGATGAATACGTCGAAGCCGATCCTATGCCGACCGTCTTAGCGGATTCACGGGAACGTGATCAAAACGTGAAACCCAAAAGTGCTTTAGTCAACCGTTTCTGGCAATCCGAAGATGATACCATTAGTGAAATGCCCGTACCCGAAGATCCCGATAATGCTTTTAGTTATACGAAATTCCAACAAGCTTTATTATCCGGAAGTGATCGTCAAGTGGATCATCAAAGTTCCTTAAAAATTAATTCCATCAAGGATCTTGAAGCCTGGAATGAACAATTAGGTCCTTTACGAGATATGTTAACTCGTTCCGGTAAATCCTTAGAACAATTTATGGATGAACAAGAAGTTGCTTTACCGGAAGACGTTATCGAAATGTGGGAAGCCGTCAAACATATGAAACCGCGTGAAACGACTTCGTACAGTCTTTCGTCCAACGTTTCGGCCGAAGAAGCCGCGAGTCTCGTGAAAGATGCCATCCAAAATGTTCCGACCACCAATGTCGATTTCGCCGCTGTCGTCTTACGTGAAATCTTACACGCTCGTACCGAAGCCACTTCTTTAGGTATTCAAGTTCCTGCTTTAAGTCCGGAACAAAATCGTACCATTGATTTCTGGCGTATGTCGAACCAAATGCCCGCTTCCGATTTAGCGGCTAAAATTCTCGCGCGCGCTTAAATCTCTTGAATAAACATTATGTTATAAAAAAATGATGATTATTGATATTCAAACATTTGATATTGTTGAAGATGATGTACGTATTCCTCACGTGTTTCTGTTTTGTCGTAATAGTTCTGGTCAGTCTGTGGCAATACGGGTTAAAGACTGGGAACCGTGGGTTCGGTTTGAACTCCGCGATACGACTGAAGCCCCCGAAGTGCAACAATTTATTCTGCGCACACTGCACAAATCACATCGATTTCAAATCCGAAGTTTAAGACGTTTCCATGGGTACGTCGGTACCACCCAAGATCCCACGGTGCCCAAAATGTTTAAATATGTCGATATTCGTATGCATTCCTTTGCTTCCGCCGGCAGTCTTCAGAAACGAAATTTGGAATTTTCCTGTGTCGATAAACTCCAACAATGGTCCACCAAATTCTGCAATGATTTAGGTATTGTCACGTCGGACTGGATTACCGTACCCGATATCTACGAATTAGACGCCTCGTGCCGCTTTAGTACTTGCGATATCGAGTACGAAGTTCCGTATAAGGAAATTCAGAAAATGGAAAAAACCGGAATCGCCCCGATCAAAATTATGTCCTTTGATTGTGAAATGTATTCCCACGATGGTCTCTTTCCGAATCCCGCCAAGAATGATTATACCAGTGTTATCGGGGCTTCGATATGGTCGTACGGTTCCGAAACGGTCAAGAACGTGGCTATCGCGGTGAGTGATGAACCGTTGGCCGATACCATTGTCGTGCCGCATTCCGGCGCTCTGATTGATGCTTTCCGCAAATTGATTGTCGAAGAAGATCCCGATATAATTACCGGTTGGAATATCTACGGCTTTGATTTTCAATTTATGCATCACGATTATAAGAATGAATGTCTCAAGGGACACTGTCCCGATCAGGATGCGTATTTATGCACCCGTTTTATCGATAAGGAAATGACCTTTACGGAACAGAAAATGTCCTCCGCTGCCAAAGGCGACAATACGTACCGGTACTGGAGTATGCCGGGTCGAATTACGGTTGATCTCATGCAAATTATCAAGGACGATAAGAAACCGGAAGACAATACCCTCAAGCATGTTGCGGCGCTCTTTCTGGATCCGGAATTCGGGAAGCTCGATATGACTCCTCACGAAATGTTTGAGGCTTGGCGTATACGGGACAAACCCGCTATGGAAGCGGTGATTCGGTACTGTATTCGTGACGCGGAAATTCCGATTAAATTGATTCAGAAACTCGTGTACGTACCGTCCTGGGTCGAAATGTCCCGTGTGTGTTATACAAATCTTGTCAATGTCTTGAACGGTGGACAGCAACGACGGGTTTTTAACGTGATTGCCCGGTTTGTGCACAACGAATACGCCATCAATGAATACGATTGTGGTTGGCCCGTGCAAGACGATACGGAAGATGATGAACGCCGGAAACCCGATTACCAAGGCGCTACCGTCATTGAACCGATTTCGGGATTCTACCAAACCCCCGTGAGCGTTCTCGATTTCGAAAGTCTGTATCCGAGCATCATAATCTATTTCAATTTATGCCACAGTGTTTTGGTCCCCAAAGAGACCCCGGTACCGAAGGACACACATGAAATCACTCATACGATCAATGATCAAACGTTTACACGTGAATATTCGTTTGCGAAACACGTTACCGGGGTTCTGCCCCAACTTCTTCGGCATCTTCTCAAGTCGCGAAAAGCCGTCAAAGCCTTGATGAACAATACGAATGATAAATTCGAAAAGTTTGTCCTGAATGGACGTCAGAATGCGCTCAAGGTCGTCTGCAATTCTGTGTACGGATTTACGGGCGTTTCGCAACAAAAAGGTCTACTGCCGTGTAAACCGGTAGCGGCCGTAACGACACTCAAGGGCCGTGCATTTATCGAACAAGCGAAAAATTATGTAGAACAAACGTGGAAAGGTTCAAAAGTATTGTACGGGGACACGGATTCGATCATGGTTCTGTGGGCGCCCGGTTTATCGATTGCGGAAGCTTACGCCCTCGGTGAAAAAGCATCTGGTGAAGTGACGCATTTGTTACGGTCGGGATCGGAAGGCGTTCTCGGCACCGGGAATCTGACGGATAATCGTATGGCGGTTCGTCTGGCGAATGAAAAAGTCGAATGTCCGTATCTCTTGATTCGTAAGAAAATGTACGCGGCCGTCAAATGGACACCCAAAGCGGCGGTCGGTGCCACCAACGAAGTCTTTACATCCGAATTAGAATTTAAAGGCATTGATGCTGTGCGAAGGGATCGCACCAAAGTCGTTCGGGAATTATCGGAAGCGGTTCTGAATTGTCTCATGATTCGGAACGATTTGGAAGAAGCACTCGGTCTTCTCCGCCAAGGTCTTTCCGAAATTCTGGAGAACCAAAAACCGTTGGAAGATTACATTTTGTCCAAGTCGTTGAAGGGCTCGTACGCTTCGGAAAATTTACCCCATGTGCAAGCGTACCGTCGAATGCAAGCACGGGGGGATTCCGGTATTCCGCCGCAAGGTTCCCGTATGCCGATGGTTTTTGTAACGCCGAAGAAGAAGAATACACCCTTGTACGAAATTGCCGAACATCCAGCGTTTGTCAAGAGTCGAAATCTGAAACCGTGGGCGTGGTACTATATTAACAATATTCGGAACGTGATGGAACGTCTCTTCGAACCGACAGGAATCAATGTTTCGAAGATCTTTGATGATGCGGAAACGAAAGCGAACCATATGAATTCCGGCAACAAGAGTCTGTTAGATTTTTTTCCGGTGGCGAAAAAGACTAAGGTCCAATCGGACGGTTCGGTACCGAAACCCAACTTTCCGGAAGAGGAACGAACCAATGAATCCACAGAATAGCGAACGCCAGAGCCACGAGACCACCGGTTTGCGCATTAAATGTACTGATCACGTTGGAAATTGTATCATTCGAGCTTACCGCTGTGAGATAAGCATCGTAGAGAAGAACAACAAGAAGAACCACCAAAGCGACTTTGGAGGCATTTCTTGCCGCGGTATCTTGAACCATTTTATTTTAGAGCGTATCGTAAAGAACAAGCATAACAAGAAGCATGGACACCGAGAAGAGTCCCGACAATACCGATACCTAATACTGTTGCATACGTATGGCGAGAGACTAACGATTCACAAACGACTTCGTTACGTAACCAATCTTTGGCGGGTACATTGGTCAAACCAGCGCAAATATCGGCAAGGTCTAGTCCTTCCCACATACCTAACCAATTCGGTCCATGAATATATAAATATTTAAAGGGGGCTAAATAATCTATTTGTTTGTTCAAGAATTCTTGACGAATTTAAGCAACGCGGGTTATCGTTAGGTAAAGGAAATTAAAATTTAACTGAATAGATGTTGTAACTGTTTCCACCCGAATATTATCATTATTGTTGACAACTGCGATCGCTAGAAGATTTACATCTTTATAATCGTCGTTCTGAAACGTTTTTACGACACTTGCGATGGTGGTCGCGGTGGTCGTATTTTGAATCTGTAAAGTTAAATCTTCCGGTCCAACCAAACAATTAAAATATGAAACCACTTTAAATTCGTACGTTCCTCCTGTTGTTATCTGTATTGTATTGCTCGTCACGGTGATTCCGCTACTGCGAATTTCCGTAATGGGAACTACATCGGTACCACTAGAAACACCATAGGGTGTGCCATTGTTTGCATAGAGGTATGCGGGCGTAACTCCTCCAGATCCGGTTGGGCCTGTGGCACCTGTGGGGCCTGTTGCGCCGGTAGCGCCCGATCCGGTTGGGCCTGTGGCACCTGTAATTCCTGTTCCGGTTGGGCCGGTTGGGCCTGTGGCACCTGTGGCTCCAGTGCCGGTTGGGCCTGTGGCTCCGGTAATTCCTGTTCCGGTAGCCCCTGTGGCCCCTGTGGCCCCTGTGGATCCGGTGGCGCCCGTTGGTCCAACAGGACCGCCAGAAGGTCCGGTTGCTCCTGTTGCTCCTGTAATACCGACTCCGGTGGGTCCAGTCGCTCCGGTGACTCCTACCCCAGTGGGTCCTGTGGCTCCGGTAGATCCTGTTGCTCCAGTCGGTCCAACGGGTCCTCCAGATGGTCCGGTGGGTCCGGTAGGGCCTGTCACTCCGGCACCTGTTGCACCGGTTCCTGTGGCTCCACGGGGTCCAATCATTCCTTGCGGTCCTTGGGGTCCAGCGGGCCCGCGGGGTCCTGTAGCTCCTCCCAGACCTCGGGGTCCCATGGGGCCTTGCGGACCTTCCGTCGAAACACGCTTTTTGGCTTCATCCGATCGTTGAAACGCTATGGACGATAATATAATACTCAATGCAGAAGCCGCAGTAACCCCTAATAACCAAGGTAAAACGACAGCGGAACTCATTTATTAATATCTAAAAAAGCTCGTACACAATGAATCGTCTGTAACGAACATTGTTTGGAATTTTGAATATCTTCCGAACTCATAACGGTAAAGAATAATTTAGGATCTTGTTTGTATATGTTTTGTATATGCTGTAAAGTATGTTTCATACTCACAACAAGATACTGAAAGATTTCTTTATCAATCTGAATAACGTAACATTTATATTCCTTGGGTAAACCAAAGACATGATGAATTGTTTGGGTTTTTGGTTTCCAGAGGGCATCAATATCGATGATACCGTACGTACAAAACAGAAGTAAACGTCGTATTGTGGATTTTAAACTTTTTCGTTGCCATTCTAACGGCCAATGTTCTTGGGTATCCGGTAACGACCAATGGGAATCCTTGCGAAACAGAAGGACTTGTTGACCGTCCGTGACCAGAACGAAAGCGTTCATTGTACTTTTTTAAATGTCCAGTGAAGAGGACCGTCCACCACCGAAGTATTATTGAGAGCACACGTCGCTAACGATTCGTACGCGGTAACTCGACCCCGAAGCCACGGTGCACAAAAGGAATCCATCGGAAGAATACTGGCGGGCAAAACATTTTCCGGACAACCGCTAAAATCGAGCGCGTCACGGTTACTGGGAACAATGATATTTACATTCTTGATGGTACCTAAATGACCATAGATATTGTGAAAATCGATTAATTCGATCGTATGGACCCAGGATTCATTCACAAACTTTTGGAAAACGAGTTTGACGGCTTCGGAATACCAAGGATACGCGAGATGAAAGACTTGCCCAATCGTTGGGCCCATCGCCAAGGGGGCAATTTTGATCCACAAACGTTGGTTGGCTGGCGTGAGATCCTGTAAAGCGTAAAACGCCACGCTAAAATCACGAAATACTTGTTGCATAAATCGTGGGACATGAAAATATTGATTATCATACAATTGTAAAGAAAATTCGGCCGGTTTATCATTTAGAAATTCGTTTGGTATGCTCCAGTCGGTGACGGAGGAAAGCGCCATCAACACACGGTGAGGCTTGACGGAAACTTTTCGTATACGCCCGTAACCCCCGTAGGATAAGACTTGCGTATCAAATAATGTTGTACGTGTATTACAAGCGTTGCGTATTTCACGAGAGCAATAATTATCATGTTCGTCGATACCTTTGAGGATATTTCCATCGTTGAGTACCGCCCGAGCGTCCCCGTACAAGTGGGACACCGGTAATTTTTGCATCAAGTATAAAACATTATTCACATCCGTGGTGTGATACACGTACGCCATTTGTACTAAAGAGTATGCTTTCAAAGTGAGGTTCCAACGAGGGCCGACGAATGGTCACTGTCGCTAGACGCTGCAAGAGGATTCGACACAACACCGCCATGATGACCACGTTTGGTTTGTCAATCTCAATGTAAATGTCGCGCATATCCATACTGTGGTACCGATTCAACACAAGATCCATAATACGCTGTAATTCGATAAGGTAATAGATCATACGAGGCCCGGGTATCCGAACGAAGAGATCCGGAGTCTTCTCAGGGCAATTTAACGTGAGACGTAAACGGAAAGTGGTCCAGATGTGCGCATCTCGATTTTCGTTATACGGACACCATTGACATTCACATTTATGATAAATTAACATTATGGAAATCTTTCTGAATTTACAAGGAGATCCCGCAACTAGTGAATTCTCAGAGAATGATATCAGTAATGATGATTTATTAAAATTAATTGATGAATTACAAAAAATATGGGTGGCTCCGCTTTCCCGGTACGCCGCGCTCGAAGCCGCCGAACGATTCGGAGTCAAGGACGCTTACGAAAACGGTTCTTTATTGCCGACGGGAGATAATGGTATCGAGACCATCTATAAGAAATACCGCTTTGGTCTTGTACGTGTAGAGTTTCAATTGTATACGCGAAGCATGGTGGAAATCGTGGATGGTAACGTCATGAGCGATATCGCCGGAACAAATTTGAAGCAGAGTATTCGAAAAATTGAGATGGCGATGACGCAATTGTACCGATGCTTGCGCGATGACGCCATGACGCGAAAAGCTTTAGATCCGACGTGGGCTACCGAATGTCCCAATATTCTGGACGATTTTGCAGCGTACGATGAAACCAAATTAAAAAAGTATGGGACGTTTTCCTGGTTTGTTCTGCAGAATCTGTTTAAGGAAGGCTTGGCCCGGTACAATGATGAAGTTTACCAACAGATTATGAGTCCTCCGCTCGAAACCTCCGAAGGAAAACTCGTGCATTACAATACCCATGCATGGCAACGACGCTGCACGATCGAAGAATACATTGGGGGTATTATCGAAAAAGAAAGTTTCTTTAATATGTACAATACGCTCCTCGAAGTCGGAATCAAGCACGCCATTTCCGAAGCCAAATACCATTTATGCACCATTACCGAAAAACAGTTTCCCAAATTGTACCCCGATCGTCACTGGTTTGCTTTTCGTAATGGTCTTTACCATACCCGTCATGGTCAATTTTTTCCCTATGGTCAACCCGGTATTCCGTACAATGTCGTGGCGTGTAAATACCATGATTTGACGTTCGATACCGAAGTACTGCAAATCAAGAATTGGTACGATGTTCCAACGGTCGCGGTACAATCGATTCTCGAGTACCAATTAGAACATCTGGGGGAATTAGCGATGCGCGAAGTCATTATGTGGGTGTACGCTTTCCTGGGACGACTGCTCTTTGAACTGGGGGAACGCGACGGTTGGCAAGTCATCATGTTTATCATGGGCCGAGCCGGTACCGGGAAATCTTGTTTGATTGATGCCGTCACCAGTTTCTTTAACGATGAAGACGTGGCGATTTTAGCGAACAATTCGCAAAAGGATTTTGGTCTTGAAACGTTCGTCGATAAACTGGCTTGGGCCTGTTACGAAGTGAAACACGATCTCACGCTGGATCAAGCCAATTTTCAATCCATGGTCACTGGTGAAAAAGTGTCCATCGCACGTAAACATCAGAAAGCGTTGACCGTTCTGTGGAAAACGCCGGGTATTCTGGCGGGAAATGAACCCGGTGGTTGGACCGACAATTCCGGATCGATTTCGCGGCGTGTGGTCACGCTCAAGTTCGAACGAAAAGTTCAATCGGATAAACTGGATCCGTTGTTGGACAAGAAAATTAAATTGGAAACCGCGAATTTGATTCATAAATGTTGTTTAGCGTATCTGACCGCGACCGAAGAATACGGCGACTGCGATATATGGAAAGAAGTCCTCAATGATCAAGGAGAAAAGGAAAGTATTTTACCACGGTATTTCCACGTCCAGAAAGAACGAATGGTCGAACTGACCCACCCGGTGGCGAGTCTTTTACGGAACTGCGATACGATTACGATTGCACCGAACGTATTTATGCCGTTCGATACCTTCCAAAGTCTAGCCAACGATTGGTTTAAAGCCAATAATTACAAGAGTTTCAATTGGGGAGAAAAGGATAAATACACCGCGGTCATGGAAGATTTTGGTGTAAAACGTCTCAAGGTCACGGCGGACTTCATATCGAAGAAAACCCCGAATAAACAACTGAATTATAACGGTCGGGCTATCAAGAGTGGTACAGAAATCATCATGGGAGTCATTGAGCGTGAGTTCTTTGGTCACGAAGCGTCAAATACAGAATAAATAAATGGATTATGCAAATTTTATCGATGGACTTTACGGTACGACCACGACCAGTCTTCCGGAACCGCAAGTCTTGGGACCCGGTCCGCTCAAGGAAAATACCAATTCGAAAATCAGTCTGGTGATTATCATGATCTTGTGTCTCGTCATTGCTTTCTTCTTTCTTTTCCGATCCAAAGAACCACAAGCTCCCGCCCCCGAGAATCCACAAGCGCCAGTTGCGCAGCAGCAGGCCATGCCGGCGCCGGCTCCCGTCAAGATACCGGATCCCGAAACATTCGATATTGACGGCGATATACCGGTGTCGTCCGAAGAAGAGGAAGACCGGGGGGGAGAAAAAGCACCCGACATGGATGAATATTTACGTCGACGAGAAAATGTTACCAAGGGTCTTGAGAAACCTTCTTCGCAATAGTGCGATTCTGAATACGGAATTTCTTTTCGTGTTCGGTCGCTGTCGTGGGATCGATCGCTTCGAGACACACATGATATTCCGTCATAAATTTTTTACCTTCTGTATATACCATGCAATGAAATTCAGTTAATCCTGTTTCTCTCCGTCGTTGACAATTAAATGCCTTGATCGCCGCTTTGGACGGTGTCACAGCGTCAAATACCTTGATAATTTGACGGTCCATTTTACGGACTTGATACAAGGGCATTTTATTCAATACAAATATCTCGGGCCCAAGGATCATACGCTTCCGTTGAACGTTCCGCGTACGCGAAAGCATCCAGAAAGACTTTATCGGCTTGAGGAACAAACCATTCTTCATTCTTGACGGCCCATTTTTCGGAATCAAGCATCGTCGGGTACAAGTACAGAACATCTTTGCCCGAAGCGAGCCACGCGCCTTTATGGTCGGCGTACGTTTTGCCCGTACAGCAGGAACATTGCGCAGGATAATGATTCCGAATATAGACGGTTTTCCAAAACGCGAGGCAACGAAAGATGGCCCCGGAACGTTTCTTATAATCTTGGGTCAACGTCGCAAAACGAAACGCTTTCCAAAACGAACCAAAGTACACTCCGTTCCCAAACATACCGTACGATGGTCGTAAGCCTTGCTGAAGAATACTTTTGAGAAATTGTTTGTCCGTACCATGATATACGGAAATAGGAGCTTCATGCGGATTTACGCCGAAATAGATTTGAATATTACGCCATATTTCAAAGGTGATTTGATGAAAACCTTGGATAGGAATACCGAAAAGAACCGAACGTCCGGAAACTTTATCGGGAACGGAACCGTGCGGAATCCAGTCCGATTCGATAATCCATATACCGTCTTTTTCGATATTTTGTTTGTTTCTTTGAGCACAATTTTGTGAATCTGATTGTATTTCGTAGACCGTCCAATGATATAGAACGGCATGACGCAGAACCCGACCTTTGAATCGCGCTGGAAAATCGTGCGGAGCTCGTAAGGGAGAACCTTGGACAAAGACTTCCAAGAACGAATGACCTAACAGACTTCGTTTCCGTACACACAGGATGCCTTCCGAATTCATTCACGAAACATACGATTCAGAATAGCGGTACCGTTTCGTTTACTGGGTAAATCAACACTGGAATGAACTTGTCGTTGACCAAGCGCTAATTCGTCCTTTATATTTGTATTGTCATCACGGAAAAAAGTTTCCATACTGGGTTTTTGCGCGCGCGCTTGAGTCTCGGTGGTCTTGCGAGTGCCCGTTTCGACCGTCGGTAAAACTTTATTCCGGGCATTGCCTTCGGCCGGTTTGATGAGTGTATTCACCGGTTTATCGGTACGTAACGTCATCGCCATCAGTTCCGGACCCAAAGCTTTCATCACGATACTGGAATCCAGAGCCGAAAGAATCTTTTTCTTGGTAATGTCGTTGACCAACGGACTTTCGACATCCGACGAAGTTTTGTTCGCCGTGGGACCCGTAACGGCCAGATTTAACATGGTTCGTCCGACGGCAAGCATAATGGAATCTTTTTCGGAGGTACTCATATTCATAAATTCTGGAACCGTTTTGGCCGTATTGATACATTCGAGCGCTCGACGACCCACCGAAATCGCGACCGAATCGGGTTTGGCTTCTTTCAGCGTTTCCGGTGCCGTCCAGTTACGATCGATTCCGGAATCCACCAAGTTTCGTAGAAGGCCTTCAATTTCCTGTTTCTTGGACGCTTCGGCACCGGTGGTTCGGGTTTTCTCGGACGCGATGGAAGCCATCATGCTACGAAAGACTTGGGAAACCACTTGTTTATCCGCTTTGATCGATAGATCTTCCGGTCGGGGTCTTTGCGCCGTCGTAATGTTCGGGCCTTCCGCTTTCGGGCGGGAACTCGCCGGTCCGACACCCCACAGCAGCGCGTCTTTCGGAGCATTATAGAATCGAATATCTTCATTGAGACCCCGCATATTGTACGGCATTTCGGGTTTACGAATTCCGTCTTCGTCCACGTCTTCCGGTAACGCTTTTTCTCGTGTATTTCCTAATTCGAAACGCGCGTCACGGAGAGCTCTCTTTCGTAATTCGGTTTCGTAATCGACAAAATCGGATTCCGGAACGTAACGGGTCGTGGCCTGGTCGCGTTGCTCGTCCCGGCGCGGCGGTTCCTGTTGGCGAGCACGTTGCATGGCAATTTCCCTGGCACGTTGTTCCATGGAATAGTCCGCATTGGGTCCGAGCGCTTTCTTTTCGGTAATTTCGTACGTATGATTGGTCTTGGGATCCGTCCATAACGATTTGACCAATTCGGGTTCCTGTTTATCCGTCAACGGAACAACTTTCGGACTATCGTCCACGACTTCCGTAAAATATTTTTGCATTTGTTTGATGTGATCAGAAGACCCAAGAATCTAAACACACCATGAATAAATGCCTGAATTGAATATAAAGGAATGGGATCCGAGTACCATGGTTCCGGATGCCACGATTCTTTTGGTGGGAAAACGGCACACGGGTAAATCGGTTTTGACGCGAGACATTATGTACCATATGCGTGATCGTCTGGATCTGGTGGTCGGTATGAATCCTACGGAACAAGCCAATCATAGTCTGAGTCATTTTACGCCTCCCGCCTTTGTCTTTCATAACTTTGACGATCAGAAACTGCACCATATTCTGGATTGGCAACGACGATGCATTGCCCACGACAAAGCTCGTAAAGTCGGTTTCATTATGGACGATTGTATGTCGGAAACCGTGGGTTCCGGCGCTTCGAAAAAGAAGGTCATGAAGAGTGGAGATATTTCCAAAGTATTCAAATTAGGACGACACTATAAATTATTTTTCTTATGTGCCATGCAATACATATGTGACGCGCCTCCCGAAATTCGTGGGAATGTCGATCTCTTGTTCGTGTTCAATACCGTATCCGGAATGGAACGGGATAAACTCTGGAAAGAATACTTTGGAATGTTTAGTAAATACAAGGACTTTGTCAGGGTCTTTGAAGCGTGCGCGAAAGGTTACGATTGTATTGTACTGGATACCCGTCGGGCTGCCACCACACCGGATGAATGTATTTTCTATTACCGAGCATCCATGCATCCGGAGCCGTTTCGGGTAGGAAAATCGGTCTTTTGGCAACTGAGTCAATATTATTTTGTGGATCGCGGGGATTACGCCATGGAACCGGATAAAGTTATTGGTCATAAAGTAAATCATGGCGATATGACGTTCGAAACCGCAACCGATCTGAAAGTAACCATCAATCGTCGCGAACCGGAACGAGAATAAAGAATGGATATACTTTTCTACATAGGAAACAAGTATCCAAGAAAAGAAAAAATTAGTTTTGTACAGAATGAAGGAATGTCTGGTACCGAAAAAGCTACATTCCTTTTAGCCAAAGAATGGTCCAAATATGCTCGTGTTATCGTTCTTAGCGATATTTGTGCGGAATATGAAAACAACAACTGTATTTCGACAAGTGATTTTCAAAAATATACTTCTTGCGATATTTTAGTTCTGGTACCGTGGGTACCGTACAACGAAATTACATATATACACGTACGAAAGGCTTACCTAGTGTATATGCATTGTCAAATCGTCGAAAATTGTTTACAACCCTTGTACAATCAATCGATTCCCGTGTTTACCAATCATTTAAGCCATTGGGGTCATAGAGTCGCCAATAAACATTTTAAAATTGGCCAACGTCAAAGTATTTTACCGTACTGTATATATAATCAGTTACCGTGCAAATATACGATTTACGATCGTACACCTGATTTCTTTTTTCCAGCGTGTTATGAACGAGGTGGGCAGTTCGCGGAATTCGTTCTTCAACATTTTCCGGACAAAACCATGTACGTTTGTCAATATACGAACAAAATAACAACATGTCATCCGCAAACACGATACATAGGATCTCTGAATTCGGAAAATGTTGGTACGTATTTCCGTAAGACTCGATACTTTATCTACGGCCTTGTTTGTGAACATTTTGTACATAAAGATACGTTCGCATTTGTTGTGGCGGAAGCTATTTTAAATGGTTGTATAGTGTTTACATTTCCCGTGGCCGCTTTGGCTGAACTTTACGATGAATGTGTCGAATGGATTCCTTGTGATCGAGAACGTTTAGATAGGGAAGTAAATAGTCATGGAGTTCTAGAGAAATCTAATTGGTTATTTGATTATGTTCAGGACGTCGTAAATCGTGTGCAATATTTGGATAATCATCCTACAGAATTAGAACAGTTACGTCAACGGTATTTTCGAAACTTTGTCGAAAGAGCAAGAAAATATAATGAAAACGATTACAAAGATTTGCTTGATAATTTATCTACAGTTTAAAAACGACGGTTTTAAAGCCTCGTGTTGAATAAAATTTATTTCTCTTCCAAACCGCAACCGATCTGAAAGTAATCGTCGCGAGAACGAAAAGACCAATGAATAAAATGGTCACCTTTTCTAAAAAACAGGACATTCGTTATATCGAAAAAGTTGGAACGTTCTTACCGGAAAAGAAAGGAACGCGACGTTCCGAAACCGGAAGTCCAAAACGAAAAACACCCATGCCTACTCGATACTGGACGTACAAGGAAGCGAAAACGTTTCTCGATGAAAATGGATTCAGTGATCTTTTGCAAGAGAATTCGGTTCAAAAATTAGCTCGTCTCATGGACGGTCGTGTCCGTCGTAAGGCGCACGAAAAAAATATTGGCGAAAAACTTGAAGATTTTCAAGATCTCCTCGCCGATGAAGAGACCACATTAGGTGATCTCCGACAGGTTGTCTTGTCTGGCGGCTCTAAAGCTTAAAGATTACCGTTTTAAAGCCTCGTGTTGAATAAAATTTATTTCTCTTCCAATACATATTCGGAAATAACGAAAAGGTATCGACCAAATCAAAAACCACCGGTTTATCTTTATCGGGATGATCCCGTTCGATCCGTCCAATCGTTTGCTGAATGGTCGATCGCGGTGTCGCCAGAATCAGCGTGTCTAGACTCGGATCATCGTAACCTTCTTCCAAAAGACTGTAGGTCGCAATCGTGACTTTGGCTTGTTTCGCATGATGACGAATTGTGCCCGCAATCATCGCTGTTGTCGGCTCTTTGGTTTTCGTGTACTCGTAAAGTTCCTTGGCATGATTGACGATAGCGGTCACCACAATCGTTCGTTTTCGATTTTCCAAACAGTAATCAATAATACGAAAGAGTTCTTGGTTCCGCTCCGGATCTTCCGTCAGCGCGGTAATCATGGCGGAAAAGCCCATGGTTCCGTTTTCGTAAATAATCTCTTTCCGTTGGCCTTTCGTGAATTCCATTTTTCGAATTTCGACGGTGTGCCGTACACCGGTTATTTCCGGAACCCGTTGGTACACGCACGACGCGGGACCCATAAGCCAGTACAAGACGTATTCCAAACCATCCGCACGATTGGGCGTGGCGGTCAAACCTAATGTATATCGACTACGAAACATGGGAACCACATTGACAAGACTCGCGGCCGCCAAATGATGCATTTCATCCACCACAAGCAGACCGTACGGATCCAGAAGACTTTTGGGTACTTCACCGGTAGCGAGGGTTTCGATCGAGCAAAGCATGATGTCGGCAGCCGAATCGGGACTGGCGTACGTTTTGTAGCCTTTATCGAAACGTCCGGTGCCTTGCAGCCACGAGACCGTCAGACCCGGTAGAAACCGTTGAATGGCGTCCGCCCATTGATCCATCAGAATACTCCGATTGCAAACAATTGCGGTTTTTCGTTGCAATTTGGAAAGAACGTACAAAGCCATGGCTGTCTTGCCCACTCCGCAGTCCGCAACCATCGTTGCCCCTTGCCACGTTTCGAGGATCTTCATCGTTCTATCGATACATTCCACTTGATGGCCGCGTAATTGTCCTTGAAACGTCACCGAAAGCGCTTGACCGTCCAAACGATTATCCGCTTTGGCGGGCCCAAAAAGACTCAAGCCGAGATACCGGGGAACACCGATAAGATGTAATTTTTGAGAATGTTGATACCAAACCGTTATGGCGGCCGTAAAATATCCACCGCCATGACGTTCCGGTTTAAATGTTAATATATCAAACCACGGAAATTGTTCAAGAAGTTCTTTCTTTTGGTACTTGTATTTCAGTTCCGCCAGTCCATCAATCGAAAGCCAGTAGACGGCGGACACGGTGGTGTCTTTGGATGCATATTTTGGACCATCCAGAGCATACATTTTCTTGGGATCCTGGATGGCACCGGATTGAACAGAACCAATGCATTTCTGCAAGAGATTGTCCATTTTAATAATCTGTTTCGTCGGAATATATTTCATCGGAAAGCCAACGAGGTGGTTTGGCCGTTTTCATGCGCCACGCTTGCACAAGACGTTTTCGTTGTTGACAATAGTACGAGCGAAGAACCATAATGACTACAACACTGGCGGCCCAGTACAAGGCAATCGACGATATAGTCACGGTATTCGCATCAATGAATCCATCTTTGCAATTGAGAACGGTGCAGGGTGCAGAATAATATAGACCGATCCAGAGACCGATAACGATACTCCACGCAATAATCAGACCCATCAAATTTTCCATATTCGTTAAATTGTAAAACGGTTGAATCACGTACGCATTCAGAAATCCTTTCCCCGGTACACCACACGTCCATTGTAAAAGAGTTGTATTCATTTATTTAAACATTTCTTGAATAATTTTTTGAGGATCTTCGTGCACCACGGTCGCCGAAGTCTTGGTGCCTACCGAAATAAGTTTCTGGTTCGGATCTTTCTTGGACCGGATCGCATTGCGAATAGAATCCAGAAGCTGTGAACGTTCCTGCAAATCGGCGAACGGATTGACGGTGACTTTGGCTTCGGATTTGACTGTTATTTCAGTAGGTTTGGTAAAAAGTTTAGAATCATCTATTTGAGATTGAAAATATTTATTGGACATGTTTATTCAATTTAAGCGACAGGAGTTTGTTGGACGACTTCTTCCGCAGCACCACCGATTAATTTAGAACGACTCGCTTTACGTTTGGTATGTACGCAATTACCTTTCGAGTTACGATGTTTACCGTGACGACAAGAACGTTCCATTTTCGGTAAAACTTTGGAGAATTTAGAAACGCAAGAAGCACGATGGGTCTTTTTGCTTCGGTGAGGAACTTTACCTTCAGGACAACCGAATTCACGATGTTTGCCGGGAGTTCGCATATAATGACGACCTCGGGGGGTACGTTGGTACATTACTTTACCACGAGGAGATTTACTGTGGTACGAACGTTTTATACCTTTACGTTTACGCCAAGAACGTTTCGCAATAGCGCTTCGTTGAGCTTTCGTTAATTTTTTACCACCTTCGATAGCACCACCTTCTACAGGTTCGGCAACGATAACTTCCGTGGCACCACCTTCGACGGGGACGGCAACAGGAGTTTCGGGAGTTTGACCACCTTGGACATTTTCAGATACGGGAGTACTCATTTGTTTATATAGGTTACCATGGTAAACAAAATGTCATGTTCGGTTATCGCTCGAAACAAAAGTGGAAGTACCGGAATAGTTTACGAATTACCACGAGACACTTGTGAGAAATGGTTCGGTGGATACCGTTGTGCACGCGTTGGAACCGTTGGTGAAGGTTCGTGTTTTTATCATAGTGTGGCTTTTGCCATGAATCTACAAAACTATTGCTACAAGACAACCGATAAGGAACGTCAAGCCATCGTCCACGCTTGGCGAAAAGATCGTTTTGCGAAAACGTTTACAAAAGATATTTACGAAGCTATGAAACCCAAAGACACGTACGAAAACGTAATTCAAAGTATTCAAAACCCCACAGAATGGGCAAACGAAACCCATATCAAACATGCAAGTACGATTCTCAATGTCAATATTATATTCCTCGATATTCGTGAAGATTCTCCGTACTGCGGTATTCATGATCGACGCGTATTGTATTCACCGGGTCAAGCGAATGTACCAACCATTATCGTGGCCTGGGTGAATCGTCAACATTTCGAACCGATTGTACGTATCGAAAATACCGAAGGCCTGCTTCGGACAATGTTTATACCGGAGGATGCAGTGGATAATCAGTTTATTCAAGCCGTCATGAAATCATACGCGGACTCATGTAAATTGCACAAGAAAAGCAGTAATTGATTTCGGAGCAACCGGTAATTCGATATCTAATTTATGCGGTCCGTTGGTTTTCATTTCGTAAAGACCGTTGGCGTTGACGTAAACAAAATGTTCTGGAGCGCCGTATACCGCATAAAGTTTCTTTTCGGTCGGAACCTTCAGCAACGTATTCCCGTACACAACCGCTTGATCCGAACTAAATGTCCGTACTGCGGCAGTGGTGTCTTCGTTCATCATCGTCACAAGCCCCAGTAAATTATTATGATCACGGTAATCAATTTTGGTTCCTGCCGCCATACGTTCCGGTAACTTGTTGGTTTCGATAATTTGATCGACGCGTCGGTTCATAAAATCGTCTTCGCTCCACGCCATGTAGCTGGTTTCTACGGAACCCGTATTATGGTTTCGTTTACCGAAAAGAATCACGATATTGTTATCCCGATCCCGTTGACAATCGAGGTAATCGATATCTTCATCCAGATCGAGTTCGGCTTTCTTGGATATCGAGACCGTTTCTGCTTCGTACGTCACAGCGATAATCCCCAATTTATTCTTTTTCCCGGTAATGATGAATTTTCGGAGACCGAGAGATGTATTGGCGTCGATACCGGGTACCCAAACCGCGAGATCCGCTGTCGCTTCCGCTACCGATGTCCAAAGACTCTGGTGACGTAAAAACAATTGACCGTTGGCGGCAAAAGCGATATGTCCAATATTTTCGGGACGTTTATGAATGACTTTGGTGTCCTGAATTTTGGCTTCGCGCCATTGACACGATGCACCCACGACTTTCGTCGGCGGGCAATGCATAAACGTATCATCAATATCGAGTCCCGTGGCCATCGCGTAAAGAATCGAAATCACCGGAATCAAGGTTTCGTAACCCAGTTTGGTGGACCACAGCTTGACCAGCGTACGATTGGCGGCTTCCAAAACAATCGATTCGAGAATTTCTTCGAGTTCCTTAAGCGGTGTTTTGAGGCGTGGTCGTAACGTGACGGTAGGATCCGTAAGATCGAGCCATTGTTCCGCTTCCTTTTGCAAAACGTAATTCACGTATTCCGTCGTGTAAGGACACTGGATATTCATATGTTCGAGAACGTGAGCGTACAGACTGGCGGCGGCAATGGCGGGCTTATTGGCGTGTTTGGAAAAATCGCGCGGTAAAGGCATCGCTGGGAGTCCCATGGCTTCGCATTGTTCTTCCAGAACTTCCCGGTACGAAAGAATATCGGGTAAATTTTGAAACAATTGCAAGTATGTACCTTGCGATAACGTGCTCATGTATTCTTTTGCATATTTATTCGTAATGATACGATCATCCGTACGTAGAGAATCCAAAAGACCAAGAGGAAAATGCATTTATACAATACCAGAAGAAACAGAAAAAAATTAAACGCATTAATACTTCAATTGGGCATCAAAGAGAATACTCTCCCGGTCTTCGTCGTATTTACTTTGGACATCTACCGCGACTTCATCAAAATCTTCGAGGCAACTGGGTGTACGTAATTCCAGGAAAGCTCGCATATTGCGTACACACTCAATCATTTGGTGACCGATTCGAGCGTACTCCGCGGCATCGTTCATGGTGGTTTCGCGTCCTTCTTTGGCGATAAAGAATTTCCGTATATTGATCACGGCATCGACAAAGGACTGAAAATTGACGGGATCTAACGGTTGAAAATGGGCCATCCGACGAACAATGTCTAGATAATCTTCTTCATCAAGAATTTCGACGACCGCCGGATCAATGATGGTTTCAAGATGTTTTTTCGTGGCGTCGGTATGCCCGTCGGCAAATTTTTTCTTTACCGCACTAAATACCAAATACGTTATCGATAAACCGGTAAAGCCCATCGCATAACGAGACATTTGTTGAACATATTTATTTTTTAACATTTTTGTTTTGTAAGAAGTATTCAATTCCTAAATAATGGACGCGCTATGGCATGGCCGGTACCGCATTAATTAAACTGTTCAGAGATTGCAACGAAAAAATGAAACCAAAGGTTACCAAAATCATGGCGACAATTATAGCGCCGTAGTAATATACCCATTGATCCTTCGAATCTTGTTGGATAGCTAAAAAGACGCTGGTCATAATAAGGGTAAGGATTCCCAAAAGAGTCGCAAGAATCGGTACTTTTCCCAACGTAGCAAACCCAATCTTTAGTTCGGAACTTGCGGTATAATGTTTCGATTTATTCTCCATTTATTTTATTGTTCGAGTCCTGGAGCTTCCACGTATTTTGAATAGGTCTTACTGACCGTATGTTTTCGTTTAAATCCGTACGTGATATAGGCACCCGCATTTTGAAGAAGACTGAGCCATGCATAAAACAGTAAGAACCCTATAAATACATTCACAACCGCCCAGAAACCTACAAAACCGGGAGATGTATCTTCATTGAGGTACCAACCGGTAGATATGGTGACGACAACAATAACACTGAGAAATATAATCAACAGAGGCACTGGTCCAAGCCAACTAAAAATACTTTGTGGTAAGTCCAACGTTTTGATACCTTCCTGGACAACTTCATTCTCATTGCTCATTTATTTCTGTACGTTTGGTCTTTTTTCGCGGACGCTTTTCCGTCACGACCCGAGCCGTTCCTTCCGTACCGTAATAACCTTGAAGAAATGCATCCGCCAGATCGTCCCGTTTCCGACCCACGAATAAATCTTTGGCTTTGGGATCTAAGCAAGCCGAACCACCCAATAATTCTTCCGTTTTCGCCACAGCGTACTTTTTATTTTCGCGGTACGTATGTTTACCCGGCATATCCTTTAATTTCAACGACGGATGAATAAACTGGATCGGGACGTCTCGCTCGTGCTGTAAAAGAACCTGAAGAATATGCGACAGTATTTTCGTCTTCAGATTCCGTGCTCCACGACCCATGGGTTGCATTTCGATAAAGACTTTTTCGGTGTCGACCAACCAATCGTGCACATGCGTTCGACAAACATTCGCAAACGGAATGACCAGATCTTCGATCGGAGTTTTATTCACATTTATATCGGAAGAAACGACCGAAAGAACTTGCCAATCGTGAATTGTGAATTGTTTATCGAGAACCTCTAGTTTACAGAATGCTAAATTCTTCGTTCCAACATCAAACGATAGAACCTTCATTTATACAAATGGCGAAACGGAATCGTCAGGAACTGCCGCAGTTTAACGATACCGTTACGTGCACCAGTATCGTGACGCCGCGATCGATGGCGCCGATCGTAGAACAATTACCGTCGTTTGAAGAACCTGAAGAAGAGCCCGAGCCCGAAGAAACACCCGACATTGTCGAAATCAGTCCGACCGAATTCTATAAACAGTTTGTGGAAAAGACCGTGGACCAGGCGAACGATCTGACGAATGCGGAGCAACGATCCGAATCGTGGAAGAAAGCGCGAGAATATATTCTGACGGCATCCAACTTTGGAGCAGCCACCGGAAACAATCCCCACATGTCCCCGATCGCTCTGGTAAAGGATAAACTGTGGAACGAATTTCAAGGCAACAAGTTTACCGAATACGGAAATCTTCACGAACCGGACGCTCGTAGTTCGTTCTTGGAATACATTCATACGTTTGATCCTGGGGCCACGTTGGAAGAACGGAATCTGATCACGACCAGCGACTGTCCGTGGCTGGGTGTTTCGCCCGATAACTTTTTACGCTGGTCGGACGGCACGATCGATCTCGTGGAATACAAATGCCCATACTTTTTGAAAGAGGGCCATCCGTACAAACAGCATCCGGGAAATATTCCTCCGTACTATTACGATCAAATGCAAGGTATTCTGGGGTACATGAATCAGTTTGTCAAACAGAGCATGCAGGCTTCTTGGTTCGTTGTGTGGACACCGAATCTTACGTTTGTCACCAGACTAAAGTACGACGCCGACTATTGGCAGAGCATGTACCAGAAGTTGCATTCGTGGTACTTTAGTTTATTCTTGCCTTCGTTGACGCACAAATACAATGGTCTACTGACCAATGGAGAAATAAAACCCTCGAGTCCTCTGATAGTATGAAACTTTACAAAAAATCAGTCCCAGGAGATAATTCCTGTTTTTTTCATGCAATGGGTATTCATTTACGTACAACCGGTGCCTCTTTACGACAATTATGTGTTCAGTTGATTCCTTTGTATAAGGATCGTGTGTTTCATGGACTCTCGTTAAAGGATTGGATACAGTATTCCGAAAATATGACTATTGATGCGTATATTCAAAGATTATCAAGACAATATTGGGGAGGTTCGATCGAAATGATGATTCTTTCCGATTATTTTCGTCGTCCGATTGCGGTCTATGCCCTCAACGGGAAACGCGTGGCCATGTTCCGTGACGATCTCTTGACGGAACCTGTGTTTCTTTTATACACCGGCAACCATTACGATGCCTTATTGAAAAAATGAAGGAATCGGCCATCAAGGGTCTTTCGATTGTCGATATGAAAAAATTATTGTCCGAATTTCGGAATACGCTCGTGCAGCAAACCATGGAGGATCCGTTTCATTTGAGTGTTCCCTTATCGAACGGTCAAACCGTCTCCGAATTTACGTACCTGGTATGTCTGGGCATGCATCAAAAACGTCGAAAGAAACCTCAAAGTACTAACGCGTCCGGCGCTTCCGATACCGGTTTAATCGAAGGTGGAACTTGATGAACTTCGGCAGTCGGCTGGTGCACAACGATTTCGATTTGTTCGGGCGCCGGAACCGCCGCTTGACGATTACCAAATTCCAGTAATTTTTCAGCCGTTCGTAAATCATTGAAGCGGGATATTTTTCCATCGTGCGAAATAGCGATAATGGTCGGGAAACCGAGAACTTTATGTTTGGCACTCGTCACGGGAGCCGCGGCAC